GGATGACCGCATTCTCATCTCCTTCTGTCAACGAGTCAGCAGTAGGTACAACGGTAAATGAACCTGAGTTGTTTGTGATACTAAAAGAACCAGATGATTGCATAAATTGTGTTGATGGACTTACGGCCCAATATAATGTTGTTCCGTCTGGAACATCAGTTGTTGTTACATTAATTGTACCAGAAGAACCTTCGTTAATAGAATCTGGCGCTGTTACTGTATAAGTTGCTGGTGAAGTAGAAGTATCATTAATAGCAAATGCATCAGTCGCCACAATTGTACCTGTTACACTTCCAGTTCTAATTTCAACTGTTCCTTGTTCTGTTCCTTCAGTAGTTGCATCTTCAGTTGCAGAAATATCAAAACTTCCTGCATCATTGTTAATCGTAAATGAACCATTTTCTGGGGAAAGGTCTGTTGAAGGACTTACAGTAAACCACAAAGTTGTATTGTTTGGAACAAGTGTTGTATTGACTACAAATGTTCTGGTGTCTCCTTCATTGATAGAGGCAGGACTTGAAATTGAGTAAGTAGGAACATCTACATCAGAAATTGAAACTGTATCTGCAGTCTCTGATAATGCTCTAGTTATAGTATTCGCACCATCAGTAAAGGTAACATTTCCACTTATAGTTGCAATTAATGTTTCGGTTCCTTCATTCAATCCATCATCTTCGAATGTAATACTGAAAAGTGCAGTGTTAGAATTGATAGTAATAGTACTTGGAACTGGATCGCCGATTTGTACTGCTGCTGGATAATCTGCACTTGAAGAGGTTCCCACAAGAGAAAGATTAAATACTGTGCCGTCTGGTACATTAGATGTTGTTACTGTAAATGTTACAGTCTGTCCTTCTGATATACTTGTAGAGTCTGGAGAAAAACTATCTATACTTGGTTCTGGAGCAGGATCAGTTGGTGGTGGTGGCGGTGCCACTGGTGCTGGGCCTTCTATTATTGCCTTTCTTAACCACGCAACTTTACTTGAGTTATATACCCAAGTTCTACTTCCTATAGTATGTTCATCATCATTAGAAGGTGTAGAAGGAAAGTTTGCCATTTAATTTTCCTTAATAAATATAATACCATGCAACAGGGTCAGACGCACTAATCCCACCGATTGTAAATGAACCATTTGCATCAGCTGTTAGTGTTTGCGATCTGCCAGTGAGATTAGGTGACCATGCAACAACGGTGCGTCCTGCAGCCGCTGCAACTGTTACTGTTGAGTTGTTTCCATTCGCAGGAGTAGTCGTAGAACCAATTCCTGTTATCCCCCCACTACTCAAAAGTCCAGATGCATCACTTAGTTGATTTATATCTGAAATATTTACTTGCGTCCATGCGTTTGAGTTGTTTCTTACATAGAACTCACCACCACCAGTGTCCATCCAGAAATCTCCAGTAGAGGGGTCTGATGGTGCGGTTGTTCCAACTGTCGAGATAACTGCATCCTCGGCGTCTAGTTTAAGTGCAAGTGCATCTACGATTGTATCGTAAACTGATGCGTCATCATTGATTGCAGCTGCAAGTTCGTTTAATGTATCTAGTGCTTCTGGTGCGCCATCCACTAGTGCTGCAATTGCACTGGATACATGAGAATGTGTTGCGATTGGATCGTTGTTAATAGTTACAGAATCTGCACTTGGTACAAAAAATTCAACCTTACTTCCTTCTGAACTTGCATTAATTAATAACTCTCCACCAAATTCACTGATACTCGCACCTTCATTAAAAATCAATTCGTTTTGTACAGTTAAATTATTAGAGATAGTCGCATCATTCGCAATAGTTAAATCATTTGTTCCGATAATGTCGCCGTTTTCATCTACTCTAAAGATTGCATCCTCTTTACTTAGAGATGTATCAGTATTATAGTTATTGAATAATGCAAGATAATTATTTGCTTCATTATTGTTAGTATCTAAAAACATACAAATGGATTGGACTGAACTAAATGCAAGATTGTTTGCTCTATCTGATGGGGTGTCATAATCCATGAAAATTTTATTTGGATATGTTTCTGACAGTGCATAGTCCAGAGTTACATTTCTCCAAACTTTTTGTAGATTTTCTGTTTCATAATATTGAAGAATGTCATCTGTTTGAGCACCGAATGTGTCAAAATCTTCTAATTGATTTGATGTGATTTTCACGAAATTTGCTCCTACTGTCATTTTTAGGGGTACTGCAACTGCAGTTACTCCATATGTTTCTTTTAAATGTAGAACTTCAGCGTTTGCTGCGTTCATATTTTCTGCGACTTTGATAAAACTCCAATCGAGTTGGTTGCCTCCAAATGCAGTCTCTAATCTTCGCATCATTATATCAATTGGAAAGACAACGGCAACTTGCGCTTCAAAATTTTCTAATTCTTCTTTGGCAGTTGCCATGACATCGTAATAACGATAGTCAGAACTTTCTGCTATAGTAACATCTCTAGTTCTGGATATTGTAGTATCAGGATTATCAATATCCATTCTATATACATTATAACCTTGATATTGAGAAACTAATTGTTTTCTTGTATATGTAGAATTCGAAGTAGTTGTGTGGGTAGTTGCACTTGGTGTGTTTTGACTAGTTATAATACTATTATTTTCAATTATTCCCCAACTTCCTACAGTACCATCAGTCAACCCCCCAAATGGCCTTGATGTAGTAATAATAGTTTGATTGTTCCAATCATCAAAAATGCTGTATGTCATATTTGCAGGCCTAGAACCAATTCCCTGCATCCATTGTTGATGTTGTAGTTGGTCTGTTACTCCCGAAATTGCGGTTGGAGTTGTTGTATAATTCCATAAAGTATCTCCAACTCTTCCGTCTATGATAACTCCTCTAAATTGATCACTTGAGTCTGTATAATTGATTAATGATTTTATTTTTCTTCCGGCCAAAACTGAAGGTGAAATGATAGTATCTCCAACTGCTAGGCCTTCAGTTATCATATCATCAAATTCGGTTGGTGTCATCATTAAAACATAATCAGGAGACCATAAACTTACATTTCCATTTGAGTCATATGCCCATGAAGGTGCAGAATACCAAGTTCCAGCCCCACCAGTAAAACTGCCAACACCAAATGAACTAAATTGAGTTGTAATTCCACCAAAAACATTTTGTAGTCCAGTAAAACCATTTGTAGTGGTTCCCTGTTCTGCACTTGCAGTCGCTTCTACCCATCCAGAACTTAATGTACCAGTTGCAGGACTACCCAGCAACACATTTTGAAAGTCTTCTCCAAACACAGTAACATTTTCTGTAATAGTACTCGTTGTAAATTCATTATATGATGAAGAGTCGATTACATCTCCAGCCTCATAGGAGTTGCCATTTAATAAGGTTAGTGTTGGTGCCCTAGAACCGAAATCATAATTTCTCAATATTACAACACCATCTACTACTAAAGACCAAGTTCCTTTTAAAGAGCTTGCGTTAACTGTTAGTGATGGAACCAGTGTATTAACTGCTCCATCAATATCCGAACTTTCTAAATGGTGAATCCAAACTGTTTGAAAGTTACTTGGATTTACATAATCTGTATAGTTTGTTGCCATCTTTTGCCCAATATTTAAAATTTTCTACTATTTATATTGACAGAAATGACGAATGGTGGTAGTATAGCTGAAAATGGAGAGACCAATGACATATGAACAATTAATGGACAGACGCATAGAAAGTGTGGCTAGAATAGTTGAAAAATTTGAAAATAATAAATCTAGTTGGGGATACCAATATTGGTCTCAAGTACTTGAGTATCTAATCAGGAATCGCCCAAAAACACTTCATTGAGGTAAAAAATGAATAAACCTAGACTTACAGATCCAGAGATTGAAATGTTGGTAATTTTAATCGAAGAGTGTTCAGAATTGCAAAAAGTTGCATCTAAAATAATTAGATTTGGAAGAGATGCTGATAAAACAGATCAACTTGCAGAAGAAATAGGCGATATTCAATGTATGATCGACCTTTTGCACGAATTTGATTTAGTTTCTTTCAACGAGATTGATGAAAGAGCACATCAAAAGAAAGAAAAACTCAAAAAATACTCAAATATATTCTTGACATAACCAATAAAATGATATATTATGGTTATTGAAAATTTGGAGATTACTTTATGGTTGAATTACCTTTATATTGGATTTTAGTATTCTTAATGTCTGGCCCCACTGGCGAAGTTACAATCTTCGATCAAGAACTATACGAAACCGAACAGAGATGCGAGGAAGCAAAATCTTTTATTGTTTCCAATCTTGGGGAGCCGATGAACTATGAAGTACTATGTTTTAAAACTGATAGACCTTTTGGAGATTAATAATGGCAAATCATGTACACTGGAGCATTACATTCGATTCGATGAATGATGCAGCAAAAGAAAAATTAAAAGAAATTCTAGGGCGTGTTAGAACTGATACATCCCATCAATGGTTAGGAGATATTTTTGTAGACCCTACCAGTTCAATAACATATGAAGAGACAGAACAGTATAGTTGGACTACTGAACATGTCGGGCCCAAATGGAGTTATATTGAAGACATGGATGCCGATGAAGGATATTTAAACGGTGAATCTGCATGGAGTCCACCAGAAGGTGCATTAAATTATCTTTTAGAAGAATTGAGTGAACTCGACCCAGAAATGATTACTATCTTTACATATGAAGATGAGGCACCCAATTTTGCAGGGGCCTATGTATATGACGGAGATGAATTATATGATGGATGGGAAGACGAATACGAAGAGATCGTTGACGCTGTGATTGCAGAATACCCTAAAGAGTTGCATGGAAAATACAATTTTGATGACTTGGAATGGGAAGATGACGAATCTTCAGATTTTTTCCAAGATGTTATGTGGGAATCATTGAGTGATCGTCAATGGGAAGATGCGGCAAACTTTGTCGTAAGTCTGAAAGAATGGCGCAATGAACATGCAATTGGTGAAACTGCATGAGAATCGACAGTGAAGTAAAACTGGATTACAACAATGTCCTCATTCGCCCCAAAAGAAGTACACTAACTTCTAGAAGGGAAGTTGACCTTGCACGAAGGTTTACATATAGAAACTATTCTGCAGATTTCCCAGATAATGTAAGTGATGTGCATTACGAAGGTGTGCCCATCATGGCTGCAAATATGGATGGGGTGGGTACTTTTGACATGGCAGACAAACTCGCAGAGGGTGGCCTTTTTACATGTCTCGTTAAAACATATACAGTGAATGAACTTGTTTCTTATTTTGATAACGACATGCAAGAAAGAACTGAATGTGTTGCCATGTCTATTGGAATAACAGATGCAGACGAAATGAAGTTTCGTAATGTTTATGAACAAGTCGGTACACTTTTAAAATATGTCTGTATTGATGTTGCAAATGGATATACGGAAAGATTTGTAGAGTTTGTAAAACTGTTTCGTCAAAACTATCCAAGAATTGTAATTATTGCAGGAAATGTTGTTACTGCAGATCAGACACAGGAGTTAATCTTAAATGGAGCAGATATTGTTAAAGTGGGTATTGGCCCTGGCAGTGTGTGTACTACTCGTATTAAAACTGGAGTCGGTTATCCTCAACTCTCCGCTGTTATCGAATGTGCTGATGCCGCTCATGGCCTTGGCGGGCATATTATTGCTGATGGTGGGTGTACGACAGCTGGTGATGTTGTAAAGGCATTTGCTGCTGGTGCAGACTTTGTAATGCTTGGCGGTATGCTCGCTGGACATATTGAGGGTGGTGGAGAGGTTATAAATAAATATTACGAGACAAACGAAGTTGTATATGAAGTAGGCGATCATTTAGATAACCGTACACGCAAAGTAGAAGTGAAAAAATTTGTGAAGTTTTATGGAATGAGTTCAGATGCAGCAAACACAAAACACTTTGGTGGACTGAAAGACTATCGTGCAAGTGAGGGTAGAGAAGTACTCGTTCCATACAGGGGTACTGTTGCATCTACTGTTCAAGATATTCTTGGCGGAATGCGATCAGCATGTACTTATGTTGGCGCAGATAAGTTGAAAAGACTAAGTAAATGTACAACTTTTATTTTGTGTAATGATACACATAATAGAGTATACGAGGCAAAAAATGTATGAGTACACATTAACTGTGCATGATATGGCCAAGGCGGCAAGTTATGCATATTTAACAAAAAACGAAGCAGACCCTAAGTTTTATAAAATGGGATATCCGCATGTAAGATACTATGATAATTCGGGGGCCCAAGCATATGTAGTTTGGAACGAGGATAATGTTATTGTCGCATTTAGGGGAACAGAACCAGACCAATTCAATGATATCAAGGCAGACCTTAAAGCATGGCCGAAGAAATCACTTCTTGCAGGAAGAGTTCATTTAGGATTTGAAAAAGAAGTTTCCAAATTATGGGAATTGGTAAAACAACAAGTTTTAGATGTGAGATTTAATCAGACACTTCAAAAAAATAGAAAGTTGTTTGTGACTGGACATTCATTAGGTGGTGCGATGGCCACCATTGTCGCCGGCAGATTACCATCGGTAACTTGTTTATGTACATTTGGTTCGCCAAGAGTCGGCAATCGTGAATACTGCAAATCTAATATTTCAAATCATATTCGAGTTGTAAACAATAATGATATAGTACCAAGTGTACCGCCTGCAATCTTTACTTATAAACATCATGGTGAGTTGTGTTATATTAATTTTTATGGCAATATTCGTAAAATGACACCATGGCAAAGATTTAAAGATCAGATGAGAGGACGATGGGCTGCCCTAAAGAAAAGACAATTTTTTGATGGTGCTTATGACCATGGTATGAAATATTATATGAGATATACGGAAGGGTTCAAAGAATCCATAGGAGACAAACCGTGACTGCAAAAATGATTGCAGATATACAAAGATTGAGGGATCTTAACCGCAAAAAATTAGATGGTAAAACCCTTGTAAAGGCAATTCCAGATCACATTAGATCACATTTGTTAGGCGAAATATCTGGATATGACAAAGTACTAAAGATATTGGAGAATACAAATGTGGGAAATGATAGAGAGGATGGCAACCGATAGGTTGTGGATTTATACAGGCATTGCAGGAAGTCTTTTTGGTGCTGCATTTTTAATGTGGTTCAAAGATACTCGTATGGGACTATGGGGATACGCCAAGTTCGATACTTTTATGGCGTATCTTGCGGAGAGGTGGGACATTACTTGGTTGCAAGAACCACCAGATGCCTGGCGTAAAAGATATCCTAAAATGACTGGCAAGATTGACGAACTGGAAGAAAGACTTAAAAAATTAGAAAACAGGTGAGTTCTATGAGTGATGTGGATGTTTCATCAGACATTAAAGAAAAGTTTGAAAAAAGTCAAATGTCCAAGGCGGGAAAAATCGCTATGGAACTTTCTCAAGAAAGAAAAAGACTTAGGGAAGAACTTGCCCAACTGCAAAGTGAAGTGGACGACCTTACTCCAACAACACCAGTCGGCACATTTGACTGGTATGTTAAATGGATGTCTACTATCTTTGCAGTTTTTGGTATTTTTTCTCTGAGTGCTGGTTTTGAAATGGTAGGACAAATCTTATATGTAGTTGCAAGTATAGGATGGGTAGTAGTAGGAATGCAATGGGGCGACAGGGCAATTATGATAGGTAGTTCTATATCTGGTACTTCTGTTGCTTTAAATCTTGTTGAATTAATTACTAGGACATAAATTTGTATGAAAGGATTGTATATTGTAGTACTTGCACTTTTTTTGAGTGCATGTAGTAGTGGGGAATCATATCCCCTAGCCGGGACACCAGTTGCAGATTATTGGTGTCAAAACTACTCTAAGTTTCAAGAATACCACGATGGTAAGGGCGGAACTTATGTAGTAGAAGAAAAGTTATCAGAAGATTGTGGTTATGAGGAACCAGTTGTCGTTTTTAAAATGACTTTGCCAACTGGTGATAGATTCAACCCCGTTGTGGTTGAAGTTTCATATGAACAGTTTGGTGAACCAGTAGAAGATATTATATTAGATTGGTGGTATGAAACTACAAAAGAAACAATAGGGCGGGTTGAAACTCCCGATGAGTATACACTTTTAATTTATGGTGATGGAAGAATTGGTGAAGGTACGATTATTTTAAATGATGAAGAATTCCTTTACACTATAGAAGATGAACCAAGATGTGCCCATGAAGGTCTTGTAGATTGTCTTGGATATGCGGTGTCGAGAAATTCACCAGAAGAAGGATTTATTTTTTATGGTGAAGATGATGAATCTATTGTTAATTTTGAATTAACTATTTTTGAATATGAACGTCATATTGAGGGTGATGACATGGAACCAGGCCTTATTTCAAATATAGACCCGAATGACGACCCTTCTAGATTGTGGGTGAAGTGGAATACAAGAGTTGAAAAATTTAACAAACTGTATGAAGATTCTGGCGTCTTTGCTAGATTTGTACTCAAAGAAATTTGGATAGCCCATTATCACGGATTATATAATTTAGAAAAAATTGCAACAGAAGTTAATACAGACATTGTATTGGGTGCAGGAACCACATATGTAAACACTTGCGGTGTTGCATATCCCAACACTAGATTTTATGAGGGGTATCCTATTGTTTCAATGGCAGCTTGTACATGGAAAACCGATTTACACGAAATCGGACATTCGATAGGACTTGCCCACGGCCCAGAAAATCAAGGATTTCCAAACTCTGGTTATATATTTCCACAGTTTGGTCATGGGTGGAATGATGTGTGTGGAGAACATGATGATATAATGTCTTATGGATATTGGGACAATTTTCATAGTAATTCGTTACTTACTTGTGGACAAATTCTTGGCGATGCATCTAGAAATATACCAGAAGATATTGCAGGGAATCGACAAATTACGGATACTGCATATGCAATTAACAGAGTGAGATATGATGTATCTCTTATTAATGATGACAATAAATATAGGAATGACGCAGCTGCAACTGTTAGAGAAATAGAAAGATTGGATAGACCAATCATCATAGATTAGGAGTTTGAAATGGGTGGAGACTTACAATTAGCACTTGATGTGATATCAATACTTGCAGTGATAGGTGTTTCTATAGGAATATTTCTTAGTATCGTATTTGGTTTCATTAAGTTTGGTTTCCAGTATTCTTTATGGATTGTTCTTGCATCTTTGGTAATATGGTATATAACTTGATGCAAATCTGACAAATGTTACAAAGGGTGGTATTATTACTGCCCTTTTTTTGGCCTAGAATGAATCAAAATCATAAATACAGGTGAGAGGATTCTTTTATGGACTTTTTATCTTTAGTAGCCGATGTCGGGTTTCCGATTGCCTCTGCTCTTGCCGGAGGTTTTTTCGTTTTCTTAACATTAAAATTTATTCTTGCTGGGGTTTTGGATAATATCAAAACACAAAGAGGGTTTGTGCAATCTTTAGATAATAGAGTGAAGACCATGAATAATGAACTCTTGCGAATTGATATACTAATGTGTAGATCATTTAACATTCCATTATTGCCTGCAGATCTTAATAGAATTGCAAGAGCGGATGGACAAACAGATGCGAGGAAAGATTAATGCTTTGGAAAGACTTACTATTAATGAAATTTAAAAACGGATTTAGAATTACATCGGCAAAAGATCCAGACGATAAATTTTTTGTTATTGATGATGTTGAGTTACAGATTGGTGATTTATATCAAGTTGGGCCTAATGGTTATTTTGAAAAAATTGGAAGTGTTGCAGAGGATACTACGACATGATTTGGTTAGAATATGTCATCGAGCAAGCTGGAAGGAACTTTAAAGTTCGTGGCGAATGGGAAGGTGAACTCATGGGAATAGATGCAGACGGAAGTGAGAAAGAACACTTTCTGTATAAGCCTGGAGACCTTTTTCGTGTGAACGAAAAGGGTTGGTTATGTCATATCTCTGGCGATGACGGTGTAAATAGAGAGTAAAATGGACTTAGAATTAGGATCATTAATAGGACAATATGGATTTCCTATCATAGCCGCATTTGGACTGGGTTATTTCATATACTATATCTGGCATTGGGTAACAGAAGAGGTAGATCCTGTTATTGAAGAATCACATATGACTCTGATAGCACTAATCGATAGGGTTAGAATGTTAGATAATGATTTGATTAGATTGAATACAAAGTTAAATATGATTTTACAACAGAAGGGAGTTGTTGTCCCATCTGATGAAGAAGTAGAAGAAGTTATAAAAAAACGAAAAGAAAATTCCTAGAGGAAAACTTATGAAAAAAATACTTATGACAATAGGTTTAACATTTTTGAGCGGTAATTTATATGCTTCAGAATTAACTTGGGGATTTAAGAATCCCGCCTTCCATTATGGAAATGGTTATTCGACACATGTATTAAGTGTTGAACAATTACAACACAACAGAAAAGAAGATTTAAGAAAAGAGGCAGAAGCAGAAGCGGCAAGAATTCAGAGAGAACTTGAAAATACAACTCTTGCTAAGTTTTTAAGAAACATTGAATCTCGAATTTATGCAACATTATCTAAACAGATGGTAGATGCAATGTTTGCTGATTGTGGAGATACATGTTCTAATACTGGGACGGCCGATATCGAAGGTTCTACTATAACTTGGGTAAAGGATCCAATTGCTGGTACTATAACACTAACTGTCGTTGAAGAAGATGGAAGTGTTACTGAAATAACAATTCCAACAGGGGAGTTTGGTTTTTGATAAAATTAGTACCATTAATATTTTCTCTTTTAGTTTTATCTGGATGTGCAACTCAAAAAAGTCTTGAAACTTTGTGGGATGTTAATACTTCTCCAGAACTACAGGAGAGTCCTATTAAGGAACGTCTTGCGGCGGTTCCCCCAATTGATGGGCCAAAAATTACGATTGCTGTTTATCAGTTTTTAGATAAGACTGGACAAAGAAAATCTGCATCTAATATTGCAAGTTTAAGTTCTGCAGTAACTCAAGGATCAGAGGTTTGGGTTATAAAGGCACTTCAAGATGTAGGTAATGGTACATGGTTTGAAGTTGTAGAACGTGTTGGTATGGACAATTTAATAAAAGAAAGACAATTGATTAGACAAACAAGAGATGTCTATGACAAAAATCGGCCAGGAGGCCCAGAACCACTAAGTCCTATGATTTTTGCAGGACTTATCCTTGAGGGGGGAGTGGTTGGTTATGATTCAAATACGGCGACAGGCGGTGTCGGCGCTAGATACTTAGGAGTTGGCGCACAAACAGAATATAGAATAGATACTGTTACTGTGGTTATGCGACTAGTAAGTGTTAGTACAGGTAAGGTGTTGATGAGTATCGCAACGGATAAAACCATTGCAAGTTATCGAAGTGGAGCAGATATATTTAAATTTTTAGATCTTGGTACAAAACTCGTAGAAACTGAAACCGGCTTTTCATCGAATGAACCTGTTAATTATGCTGTCAGAGCAGCAATAGAACAGGGCGTGATCGAGTTAGTTTATGGTGGAGTAAGAAAACAACTCTGGAAAATGGAATTAAATCAAGAGGACTAATATGTTTAAAAAAATACTAATAATTTTTGCACTTCTGTACACTATTCCAGTATACGCTAATGAAATCTACATTACACAATCTGGCGATGATCTGGACTTAGATATTGTACAAGATGGACAAGACAATAAAATTGGTGATTCGACTACTGATATGACATTGCAAGGCGATACAATGACATTTGATATTACCCAAACGGGCAATTTCAATGAAATTGACGCTGTAATTAAAGGTAATACTTATACAGGAACATGGGTATTTACTGGAGATACAAATACAGTGGACTTGACTTGTGATACTACTTCGGGTGTAAACTGTGAAACTGTTACTTTAGATATTACGACAACTGGGGATGATAACCAATTTCAGATGTATATCGGCGAGAACAATGACGCAGAAAATTTAGTTGCAGATTTCACAATTACTGGTGACGGTAATGTAATCGATTTAGTACAGGACGGAACAGAGGCAGATATCACTGTTACAGTTGATTCTTCTTCAAGTCTTGCATCTGGTACAATCACACATGCAACTACAGGACTTTCTACAAGTGCGCCAGGAAACTACATTGATATAGATCAAACTGGAAATGGGGATATTAACGGACACAGTATTACACTAGACATTACTGGTGGCGGTGGAAATTTTAAAATTTCCCAATCAGGAATTTATGATAACTTAATTGACGCCACTTTTTCTGGTGATAACGCAGACGTTAATATAACACAACGAGACTGATGTTTAGGTACATTTTCTTATTACTCTTAGTGTTATGTTTTCCACATAACCTATATGGTGCTGCAGGGACTATAACTGACCTGAGTGGAAGTGGAGTATTGGAAAGAGATACTGATGTTATTATTGGTGATTACGGCATAGGTGTTGAGTCTATGGATGTCGCAGTTACTGAAAGTGGTAAGATGCGAATAGATTTCATTGATAATACTAGAGTAGATTTGACAGAACATACCAGACTATTAATAGATGATTTTGTTTATGACCCCAATAGTGGAACTGGTTCTCTTGGATTGAGGGCTACATTAGGCACTATTCGTTACGCAAGTGGTAAAATCGCCACAAACAGTAGACAAAGAGTTAATATCAGAACTCCAAGTGCAAAGATTAGTGTAAGGGGTACTGATTTTATTATGGTTGTTGATGAAATTGGCGGCAGTATGATTACATTACTGCCAAGTTGTGATATAGATGGTTATTGTGTCACTGGTGAAATTTTGGTTGAAACTGATACAGGGTTTGTTATAATGACTCAGGCGTTTCAATCTACCATTGTGAAGAGTATGTGGTCGAAACCATTACCGCCAATTACACTAGATATATCTGAAGGCGATATTAATAATTTATTAATGTTAAGAAAAAAGTCACCTTATGAGGAAGAAGAACAAGAAATTATGAGGAAGGCCAGAAAAATGTTTGATTTTCTGGATATAGATTTTCTTGAATTTGATGATTTAGATCAAGATGCATTAACTGATGATATTAAAAATATATGGGTAACTGAATTGCACGATTCTAATTATTATCTACAAGAACTATTACACGACATGTTAGATCAGTTAAATTTGGCACTTGCGGAAATATTTAGAGATGAATTAGATAAACAAAATGAAGAATTTTTTGCACAAAGGGTTTATGGGTATGATGAAACGACAAGAATCACTATAGAAGATATTAATCCTATGTGGAGAATTATAAGAGAAGATGCTGGTGTTACTCAAAGACTAGATTTGAAATTGCATCAAGAAAATGGATACACAATAAACGTGGAGCAGGGAGATGAAGCAGTATACGATTACCGCCTTGGTGTTGGTACTAACACTATCGATATCACCCAAAGTCAGTAGTAACGAAATCTATATTACTCAAAGTGGAGACAATCTCACTTTGGAGATTCAACAGCGCAGTGAAAATAACTATATTAATCTAAGTTCTACAGGGCCAAATAATGACATTACTATACGGCAAGGTATCCACGATGATAACACATATGATGGTGACGAAACTGGTGGGCATGAGGCATATTGGACTGTAACTGGTGATGGGAATACAGTTGCAAGTTATCAAACAGATACCAATAGAGGTGGTGGCGGTGGTGCAGCACACCACTTAGCAAATATAGTAAATGGTGATAGTAATACAGTAGAACATATACAAATGGGTAAGGCTGGACACGATGGTTTTGTAGAGATACAGGGCGACAGTAACACAGTAGACCTATATCAAAGAGGGAATGGTGGCCAGAAATGGACAGATATTGTACTTACTGGAGATGGCCATACAGTAGATGTTGAACAACGAGGCAGCCAAAGTGCAACAGCCGCAATAGATCTAACTAACTCTGGTGGTGCATATACCTTAAACTTGACTCAAAATGTAACTTCATCTGCAGGCTCTTATAGTGTTACAGGATATTGTACAAATTCGGCGGGATGCTCGGTAACTATAAACGGAAACAATTGAGGTTATTTTTTTTATAAATATGTTTCGTGATTATATCAATCACATGTATCATTTCATACTTGGAGGCTATAATGACTACAGCAGTTGCGTTCGAGCGGGCTGCGAAGATCATTGATACAAAGTTTGAGGAAGTGAAACAGAATGAACAAGTGTGTAAATTCTGCGAATTACTACAAATGATGAGTTTAATGACTTTGCCTTTCGCTATTCCTTACTTCATAATTTATTGGAGTTACAACTAAAAACAAGACCCGCTTAATGCGGGTTTTTGTTTATAAATAGTCACGAAATGAGGTACTAATGGAGACTTTAGCGGGATATTTATTTTTCGTAACTTTAATAATTGTAAACACATCACTGCATGTGTTTATTTGGAAGTCATTGGATGGAGAATTACCAGAATGAAAAAACTCTTACTGTCTCCCATATGGAGTATTATTATACTTCTTTTATGTACTTACGGATACTATACAAATCCAAATTTATTAGAAAGTTTAAGACTTAGATACTTCGATAGTCTTATAGTCAATCAACCAATCCAAGAAAATAATATCTACACAGTCAATATTGATGATGCAACTATCAATCAATATGGACAATGGCCATTTCCAAGAAACATATATGCAGATATAATTAAAGACCTGTACGACAGAGGTGCAGGATTAGTTGTGTTTAATGTACTCATGAGTGAAAATGATAGATTTGAGCAGGACGAAGTTCTGTCAAGAACAATGATGGAAAATCCAGTCATTCTGAGTATTATAGGATCTGAGGAGAATAAAAATGAACCGATCAACCCTGGCGCTGGAATTATTAATTCTGAGTTTATGCATCTCATTCCAAGTGTATCTGGCATCACATCTAATATTGAATTACTTGAAACTTATGCACTTGGTTCAGGGATAGTTGATACTTATCCAGAAATTGATGGTGTTACACGAAGAGCTCCACTAGTTTTTGAGTCTGGTGGTGTCTTATATCCTAGTTTGACGATGGAAGTATTGAGAGTACTTGCCGGCGACAAATCCTTCCAAATTAAGTTATCACCATTAGGGGTAGATAAACTTAGAATACCACAATATGGGCCTATCCAAACAAATGAATTGGGAGAAGTTTGGATTGATTGGTCGCAGGGATACAGAAGTGCGAGTGTTGTAGATTTGCCAGATAATTTTGATGGTGCGGTTGTATTTGTCGGAGTTAGTGCATCATCAACCACACAACCAATTTCTACTGCGAAAGGTGGGGTGTGGCCACACGAAATACAGGCAGCGATGTTAGGAACTGTATTCAATGAATCTAATATAGTAAGACATCCAGACGCAAAGGCGTGGGGAGAAATTAGTGCATTAGTGATTGCAGGACTTCTTATCATATTATTATCAAAGTGGACATATCTAGGGTTAGGATTTTATGTTGTATCTATGGTAGGTTTTGTTGGTGGATCGATATATGCATTTAGAACAGAAAATCTACTCATTGATGGTGCAACCATTTCTGCATTTTTACTATTGGTTGGACTTAGTAGATATCTTGCAAAATTTTTAGATGAGTTCTTACAGAAACAGGCTATCAAGAAACAATTTGAGGGATATGCATCGCCTGCTGTAGTAAAATTATTACAAAATAATCCAGACCTTGTAAAGAAAGGTACGAAAAGAGAGATCAGTATATGTTTTTCTGATTTGAGAGGATTCACTCCGCTAGGAGAATCTTTTGGTGATGATGTGCAGGGACTAACGGAAATAATGAATGGATATATGGATGCAATTACAGAGCCAGTATTAAAAAATAACGGAATGATAATTAAGTATATTGGTGATGCTTCTATGCATATTCATAACGCACCAGTTGATGATGAATCACACGCACATACATCTGTAAGAACAGGATTGGAAATGTTAAAGGCGGTTGAAAAGTTTAACGATAGACTTGTTGCCGATGGAAGACCACCAGTTGGTATGGGTGCTGGTATTAATACTGGTGTTGGTTATATTGGAGAGATGGGTTCGACTAAAAGATATAGTTATGATGTTCTTGGTGATTCGGTTTCTACTACCGCACGATTAGAGGGACAGTGTAAGGCATATGGTGTACTGTTGATTATTGGCCCAGAAACATATAGAAGAACTAAAGAAGATTTCTTTTATTTAAAATTAGACGACCTTGCGGTAAAAGGAAAAAGTATTGGTTTGCCGATATACACAGTTTTAGACGATGAAAGGGCCGATTGGCCAAAGTATAAACTGGTACACAGAAATATGTTAAAGTTTTATAGAAAGAAACAGTTCGATAAGGCAATAGAACTGTGCGAGTTATTGAAAGGACAATTTGATGGCAAAATGGATGGATATTACGATATGTGGATGGAACGTTGTGATTTCATGTCAACGCAAGATCTCCCAGAAGATTGGGACGGAATTTTTAGAGCAACAACGAAGTGAACCAGCCTATGGACTTCAAGAAAGAACAGAAGATATTAAACGAAAAGTTGCAGAACTTAGAAAAGGACTCACTGAAACAGACTATATTCATTCCTTACGGCGGGAACAGTCTACTAAAGTGGAAAAGAGGGACGAGAAAAAGGACACCAGTAGTGAAATGGACTCGTTGCGAGAAAAACTAAGAAAGAAGAACAAATGACAAGAGTACTATCAATTACCGAAAGTGCAAAAATGTACCTATTGGATGTTTTATCTAAAAACAATGAAACTCATATAATGTTTGGAATGCAAGGTGGTGGATGCGCTGGGTTTGAATACTTTTGGAAACTTGGTAGTGAAGAGCCCATAAAAGACTCAGATGAAATTATAGAATTGTCAGACCGAAAGGTTCTCGCAATAGATAGTCACAGTTTAATGTATATATTAGGTAGTACTATTGACTATCAAGAAAGTCTTACTGGTAGTATGTTAGTAGTAGACAACCCACAGGCAAAGAGCTCTTGCGGTTGCGGTGTTAGTGTAAATATTTAACATTTTTTTAAAAAAAATTATAAGTTCTTGTTTTTCAAGGACTTTTTTTTGAACTTTTTTCTCCAAAAAGCTTGACATTTGGTTCGAAAACCCTTATATTATATATGTAAGGTTGATAAAGGAATGATGATGTACAAAGTGATATACAAAATCTACGGAAAGTACTCCCATGTCTATTCATTTGAATCGTATGAACAGGCAAAAAAGTTCTTTCACAAGATCCGCAAATCCCCCAAAGTAACATATGCAGAATTGGATGTAGCATAATGAATGTGATGTTCCAAGAGTTGGAAATTGGTGCCCCTATCATTACTGATTATGGGTACTGGACAGTGAATGGTGAAGTAACATCTCTTCATACTGATGAGAGTGGTGACGAACTAGTTACCGTCATGTATGAAGATGGTGCAGTTAAAGTTTATCGTAAAGAGGAAATACAATAATGCAAGTTGCAGTAATACATACCGCCTTTGAAGATGTGCCACAAACAGTGGCGTTTGTTGAGGTTGGTGAACGAACAGGTGATGACGCTCTAGAATATGCGTATCGTTGGACTAACAATGTAATGGGTTCTTGGAGTATCAAAGAACAGTTTCTTGGAGGAGAAAAAAATGGAGATTACAATGATGATGTTACTGTCATGGCTCCTCTACATTGGAGTGAACGACACCAGACTCACATGGGATTGCGTTCAACCAGTGTTGGTGACCAGATGTTGATGGGTACTACAAAGTACCGTGTTGCTGCAGTTGGATTTGAGGAAATCTAATTGTGGAAATTTTAGAGACAATTTTCTCTATTTTCTTAGTGATTGTCATGGGATTCTTTGCATACATGAGTGCTCATGTTGTTGAAGAGAAAAAAAGAGGGAAAAGAATCCCTCTTCCATGGGAAAAAGATTTTCGAAAAAAAGATCAAAAAAAATCATAAGTCATTGATTTTAAACGATTCTTTTTTGAAGAAAAAGCTTGACATTTGGTTCGAAAACCCTTATATTATACATGTAAGGTTGATAAAAAAGGATTCGTTATGACAGTTACTCCAGAACTCAAATCTTTCATGGAAGCAGTTTGGACTGCTTCATCAATCTCAGGTAACACGGTTGTTGACCGCCGTGTTAAATTCGGTTCACAACCCGATATTCAATTTACTGTTGAACTCCCTAGTGGGGAGATCGATTTCGTATCTGCTTTCGACATGTTCGAAAATAATGTGGAGTTTGTATAATGTTAAGTCAATTACCTTTTGAACGTCAAATGCAATATTGGGATGGCGTAAAGGATGCAAATGACTTCACTGCTCGTTGGAGTATTTACGACCATATCAATAGTTGTAATGAAGAGATGCCTCTCAAAGCCAAGACTCGTTATGTTCTTTATGAAGGACTGGAAGTTAAGGTTGAAGGAAATACTTGGTTAGATTTATATCGTGCTGCCAATGAGGCAGTTGAAAAATCTGGTGATACCCATCATATCTTCATTGAAAATTTTGATATGACTGATGATGGAAATTTGGAACTTTTTTGTGGGAGTTAACGCATGACTGTTGGTATGTTTGAAGAAGTTGAGGTTTTGGAGAATGCAATCATTGCATTTAAAGAGGGTGCTAGTGATGAAAAACGAATGGCACTTGTTACTCTGGAAAATCTGTTGAATCAGAAATTGGTAGAGGTAGAGGCATATGATGCATGGGTTGAAGAACAATCCCTTATCTATCTTGATGGTATTGGAGAAGGAATGATTCGATGAGTATTATCGAAAAAACACTAGAAGAAATGGTATACGATGATATCCAAGAATGGATTACTAAGAAGTATAGCCATTTTAATAAAGATCTTTTCGAAGATTACGTCATTGAATATTGGGAAGATTATTTTTCGTCAAATAGTGAAAAAATGCTTGACAACTTCGACCCAATTCGTTATGATAATAATGAAGACCCGATTGATTACTAGGAGAAAGTTATGACAGAACTTCAACAATACATCGAAACCGAAAATGCCAAGTGGGTTGCAGAGTGTCAGGCCAATGGTGCAGAGTGGTATACTACCACTGTTACCGATCCTGCACATTGGGCGGAGATGGGCGTGTTTACTGTTGAAGATTATAAGAGGCATCAAGTAGTTGGTTATATCTCAGATGCACATAAAGATGCATATGGTTTCCGGCCTCGTGGCTACGACTGGGATGCCATGACTATGGATGAACTGAATCAGTGGGCTGATGAGTTATCCGAAGAGGTTGCTCGTGAAGTTGAGCGTGAAGAAGCTCGTAAGTCTAAAGCTTTGGCCGAGTTTAAATCTCTAGTGCAGAATACAATTGAGATGGGTGCCGGTGATGAAGAAACTGCACTTCGTTGGTTAACTCAAAGTGAAGAGTTTTATCATTCGCAAGATGTGGAACATTGGGTATACAATCAAGGTATTCTGTTTACAGACTATGGTCGTGAACTGGTAAACCGTCTTCTCAATGTGGTTTCATATAAGGAATATGATGCCGCATAAATATTAGATGGGTATTCCCCCTACAGAGAGGTATCAAGATGTTCAAAAGAGCAGTATTAGCGTTACCCCTGCTCTTTATGACAGCAGGGATTGCAAACGGACAAGAGATTCAACCAACGCCGAGGCCAACACCAACACCACTGGCAACCATGCATGGGTGTGATACTGAATCAAATTACCTATTTGAGTTAGTTCAAAACAAATATGGAGAATTGCCATTAGGTAGTTCTATATCAACTATAAGATTATTGAATGGACAGTGGATTAAGGTTGAGACTTTTTGGTTAATGAATCCAGAGAAAGGTTCATACAGTATTATTGCAGTATTTCCAAATGGATATGGTTGTCTCATACTAAATGGTAATAATTTTATACCATATAACAAAGTAGAGGATGGAGAACCCAGTTAATGGTTGACAATATCAGGCGAGAATCTTATTGGGATTATATGGGCCGGCGTCTTAGAGAAGAACAGGCGAAAGAAGGAGAGTTGATGTCAGTACAATTAGAAGAAGACGATGAAGGAAATCTTGTACTGCCCCTACCTACTGAATTACTAAATCAGATGGGTTGGGATATTGGTGATGATTTAATATGGGAAGAGGCACATCATGGCACTTACACAATTCGGAAGAAAGATTAAAAATACTGCAACTATTGCATTAAATGGACTTATAGTTGTTAGTATGCTCTCAGTCGCATCCGCAGCGACACACATGGACGAAAAAAGAGAGATGACTGTTGATGATATTGCATCCATTGAGTGTCTTGCACTTAATATATATTGGGAGACAAGAGCAGTTTCGCTCGCTGATGCTATGGCCGTTAGTGATGTTGTTCAGAACAGGGTAAACCACAAACATTTCCCAGATACAATTTGTGATGTTATTTATCAAGGTGAAAAAAAACCATCTTGGAAAAATCCTGATAAAATGGTAATGGTTCGAAATCGATGTCAGTTCTCTTGGTATTGTGATGGAAAATCTGATGTTCCAAGTGATATCACTGCATGGGATCGCTCTAGAAAATTTGCAAGAGATTTTTATCTTGGTTCATATCGTGGATTGACTGAGGGTGCAACTCACTATCATGCCACCTATGTCAAACCGTATTGGTCAACTAAAAAAGATCGTATTGGCCGTATTGGTTCTCATATATTTTATCGGGCAAAATGGTAATAAATATGAATGAGGAGACTAGTATGGAATTTAGAGTCGATAACATACCAAAAAAATATCATGGTATAATGGACGAATTGTGGAGTTGTACAACACAAGCTGAATTGAGAATATATTTGACTTCATGTTCGCCAAGAAAAAGACAGATTGCAGAAACTCTAATGGAGTTAGTTAGGATAGAAATATTAGACAACCATTTTGAAAAAAATAGAGATCAGTTAATAGATCCCAATGAATTTAATGATATGATGAATCGGATTACGACTAAGAATAAGAATTAAAGACAAAGGGATGTAAATTTCTACATCCCTTTTTTTATGCACAATGTGCAGTTTATACAGGGAGAAAAAAATGAAAACACGAAAAATATCTACCTATTACGCTGATAATCAAAAAGGATATGCAGAAGTGCATGTCGATTTTGTACAAAATATCAATCTTATCAAATATTTTGACAATGAAGGATTGTTATTTTTCACAGAAGATTTTCCGCAAAAATCTATAAACTATGTAGAGGATGCTGCAGAAAATTGGGCACTTGGAATTAAAAAACTTGGAGAAGAATTAAATGTATAAACTAAAAGATAGAGCTGGTGTTGCAAGAAGGGCAAAAAAACATGGATTGCATAACACTAAACGCAGAAAACATCGGCTTGCGTTAAAAGTTGCTGAAAACAACCAAAAATTGCAAGAAAGGCGGATTAGAAAAATGATCGCTCATGCAATGAGAACTCAGGGAATGCAAATGGCACCGCAACCATCCGCTAAAATTAATATGGTGGAAACTGACGGTGCTGAGACACAAATTGAAAAGGAAGTATTTGTCAATTCAGAAGCCCTTGACGAAACTGTAGTGGAAGATGCTGAAGTTGTCGTTGATGAGGATGAGCAAGAACCAGAAAAGTATCCAGAAAACGGTATGTAATGAAACAACAATCTGTAAAGGATCTGTTAAACATCTATGAAGGTTTTCAGTTCTTAGAAAATACTCCAGTTTTTGTTGGTAAACTTCCAACTGCGATACACCAAGAATTGCTGGAGTGGACTGAACATTGTAGAAAGTTTAAAGATCATGAGTTAAGTATATTATTAGAACATGTTAATGCTGGACTAAACAGCTATCAAATTAGTGTTCCTAAACATTTACAGGAGTCTTCTTTTACACAGGCATATTTGATTACACTTGGAAAGTTGTATATTGCAAAAACATTTCCACCATTGCTAAAAAGGAGTATGGGAGAAAGGTTAGAAATTTTACGCCATAGAGTTTCTTTTTATGGAACTCAAGATCATTATGACTGGGGTGTTTGGATTAATTATGCAAATGCTGGTGATGTAAATCCGATGCATACTCATGTTGGCCAACTATCTGGTGTTCTATATGTAAAAAATACTGAATCTTCTCCAACAAATTTTAATAATGAGGTTCAGTATAGTGGAAAAGACGGTTATGTTGCAATCTTCCCCGCTGATTATGAACATGGGGTTGCAGAACATACTGGTGATGAAAGAATAACAATGTCGTTTAATTTAAGGGCCATGTTACAATAATGTTATCAGCAACTCAAATAGAGGATATGGTAGAACTGTTATCCGCCCTAGATAATCGAACAAAGATATATCTAGGGTGTGACAGTGTTCGTTTTCTTACTAAAAAAGGAAAGAAAAAGGCCAGATACGCTGCAGTGTGTATTGTCCATATGAATGGAAACAGTGGTTGTCGGATATTCTCTAATATATCATATGAAGATGATTATGATTTAAAGAAAGACAGACCTAAAATGAGAATGTTAAACGAAGTGAGAAAGGTATGTGAATTATATACACAAGTAATACCTTTTATCGATGAGTTTGATATTGAAATACATTTGGACATTAATACAAATCCACAATATGGTTCTAATTGTGCTGCATCAGAGGCGGCGGGTTATGTTCTTGGTATGACTGGTATTGAACCAAAGTTAAAACCAAATAGTTGGGCTGCATCTTTTGGTGCAGATGGTGTAGTAAATGGTAAGAGTAGAACAGACACACCAGAATGGGCATACGAAAGAATTTTATAAAAACATATTGACATTATATAATGTTTAGTGTAGTATAAACGTAATATTTGAATTGGAGACTTAAGTGTTCGGTAGGAAAAGAATTATCTATGACAGAGATGGTATTACACCATATATGCATCGCTGGCATTTGTTGTTTAGAGATAAAGTAGATAATTTTTCAAAGGGAAGAAAAGTTCCTTTTAACGCTTATCTACACAAAATAGTTTTATCCGATGAACCAGTTTTTCATGACCATCCATGGGATTATTTTACCATCATCCTAAAAGGTGGTTATTGGGAACACACTCCAGAAGGTAAGTTTTGGAGAGGGCCTGGACACATGAGATTTTCAAAGGCAGGAAGTCTGCACTATTTGGAAATTCCTCAAGGTGGTTCGGCATGGACACTGTTCTTTCGATTTGGTAAGAAGAAAGAATGGGGATTTATCAAAGATGGTGAATGGGTTCACTATCAAACTTATCTAAAAGAGAGAATGCAAACCCAATCAAGATTAAATACTTAAAGGAAACTAAAATGAGTTATGAAAAAAATCAAATTATCACTGTAGTGACACCTGTTGGTGAGTTTATTGGACGATTAGTTGAAGATGATGCCACTGGTATTACTCTTAGTAATCCCAGAATGATTGTGTTTGGTGAAAATCAAAACATGGGGTTCGCACACGGTATTGCTGCAACTGGTATTTCAGACCCTAAAGAAATGAAAATTCGTCATGCCGTATTCATTACAGAGGCGAATGAAGAAGTCCAAAAGGCGTGGACAGAACAGACTAGTGGATTGGTTGTATAATGTCGAATGAGGAAGCAGAATTAGAATATAAAAAATTTCTACTGATGTTTCCTCATCATCCAAGTCCTGTACATTATCCAAAAAGTTTTGCATACTATGTAAAACTGTACAAATTTCTAAAAGGTAAAGAAAATGTCAAATGATAATAGATATGTTGTTATGATTAATCCTTCTGATAGAGAGGATACTTGGATGTATATAACCGAAGATACTGGCAGATGTGACTTTAACATGGTGCCTGTAATATTTGACTCATATGATGATGCTGAATCGTATGTTGTCAGTCTTAGACTTGCTGGTGGAACAGTAAAGTCTAAAATAATTCAGTATATTGATGAATAAACTTCTTGACAAAGAGGAATTATTTGTGATATACTGTCTGTAGTTAACATGTGAAGTGTTAACATTTCGTAAACTTAAAATGGAGAATGTAAAACATGACTAATGCAAATGTTGTGACAAAACAAGATCGAGTCCTTGAGGCTCTTCGTAATAATGATAAAGGTTTGACTGCTGCTCAGATTGAAAACCAATTCAAGGTTGGAAATGCTCGTGCAACAGTATCTAGCCTTCGTATGAAGGGTTTTGCAATTTTTGCAAACCAGCACACTGATACTAAGGGACGCACTAAGACTTTCTATCGTCTTGGTACTCCGCCTCGTTCAGTTGTTGCTGCTGGTTATAGGGCATTGGCTGCACAAGCTGCATAATAATAAAAAACTAGGGGGGTGCAATGCCCCCCACACTTTGAGTCGATAAACTTGGTAACGACCTAAAAAAATATCCAAGTATTTGGACAGTCTATCGAATATCGAAGACGCTTATTAAAAAGGAGAATGCGATGTTGGAATTCGCAAAAAAAACTAGATTTTTTCTGGATAATATTACTGTTGGTAAGTTGGCAGAACTTGCAACACCAATAACAGATGAAAAAGGAGACAACACTCCATACGCAGCATTAGACACTGCGGCAGGATTACTCCAACGAAAATTACAAGAATCTGCATGGGACAACCATCGTAGGCAGTCCTATCTCAACACTGTAATTCAAGGATTGGAATACTTGGACAAAATTATCGTTGTGCCTGCGAATCTTCTATTACAAAGTTTAATCAACGAAAACAACCGCACTATTGATAAAGAACGGAAAACTGCTCTTGCACAAGAGATTGAAGAAATTCGCAAAGATATTGCCGGTGGTGTTGAAAACTATATCATTGACGGACAAAACAGAATTTTAAATGCGATTGTTCCGTTTATCAATAACGAATTTCCTCTTGGTGCTGCAGATATTCCAGTTGTAGATGAGAATGGAAAAATTGTAGAGTATGCACAAGGAAAATATTTCAAAGAGTTGCATGAATCACTTCGAAATTCATTTTTGAACATCGAATTGTTGTACATGGTTGCAGAAGAGGGTGAAATTCAAGATCTCGTAAATGCATTGATTGCGAAAAATGAAGGATATCCATGGACAGAATGGCAGAAAATGCTTACACGTTTCTGGTTCTCAACATATCGCCGTCAAATTTCATCAGTTCTTGAAGACAAACTTGCAATTACTGCACTGCAAAGTGTTTCTGGGAAAACATATAGTGAAGACCTTGCAGGACATGAATTGTTTTTATCAGAAGTGTATCATTGGATTGCAAAAGGTACGCAGCCGTCTTCATCAAAAATCAGTGCCCATGAATCCATGTTTACTGGTACACCGCCTGTTACAAACAAACAAGTAGATCAAATAAAAGGATATCTTCGTGAGTTTGCAGAAGGAATGAAAACAGCTGGTTCTAAAAAAACCTATAACAATGTAATGCTGCGTAACTATATCTATTTCCGTTATCAACTGGACAATCGGGTATATACGGATATTACAACTCCTTCATGGAAAATAAAAGATGTAGAAGCTTTTGTAAAAGAGTATGCCGCAATACAAAAAGTACTGAGGGATGATCCTGCTGGACGTATCACTCATGGTACAGATGGGAAAAAACTATCAACACCAACAAAAGTACCTTATGGTTTCTTCTGGGCATGTTCTGAAATCAAAGATGAGTTTATTCGTTGTCGGGTAGAATTGCTCTGCAAAAAATTCATTGAAAAAGAGGAACATTTGAAAGATGACAACATCATTATCGATGCTGCTCTTTCAATGCCAATGCCACAGAAAGAAGTCGTATGGGAAGCGAACAATCGGAAAGACTTAAAAGGAAAACGAGTATCTGTTCGTGATTTGAATCGCTATGATAGAGGTCACATAATCTCTAAACATAATGGGGGATCTAACTCTACTGAGAATCTTGTTCTTCAAGACTCTGGGGAGAATAGATCAAATGGTTCTGTCAATTTGACCTGACCGCCTGTGACCGCCCTGCGGTTACGCCCGTAAATTTTTCTATTTTCTCTAAGAAAGTGCTTGACAAGTTCTTGCACTTTCTCTATAATAAGAGAGTAGTAACAAAGAAAGATCGAAAAATGCAAGGAATGATTTCAGAACTCCAAGGATATATCGCTGCGTGTGAAAGTAACATTCAGACATACAAAGAAATGGGTGATGAACGTGCGGTGGATGCTGCACAAGGAATGATTGAGAAGTTTGAAATCTACCTTCAACAGTTAGAGAGTGCAATGGAACATGAAGATATTTGATTTAGAACAAGATATAATGAGTTGTTGGAATGTATGCGATGATATTGATGTCGTTA